ACACCTCCCTACCCTGCAATAGATGCGAGTAACGTAGCAATGTCTGGACGAGAGCCAGCAGCAGGGGCCGCACCCATTTGTTCTGGAGTTGGCTGCGAGGCAGGAACGGGGGCCATACCTGCTGCTGGAACTTCTGCGCCCATAGGCATTTCTGGTTGTGGTGGTTGTTCAGGTGTGAATACCTTCTCCACAATACTTTCAAGTGCTAAACCTTTTTGACGGCCTTTGATTACTTCGGCGATTCGGGAAACGATTTGAGAAGGATCTTGACCTTGTGCTGCAAGCGCAGGAATAGCCTGGGCGTACTGAGCAACAGCAACGCGAAGAGAATCGCGCATCTCTTCAATATCCACACGCTGTTCTTCTTGAGTGACATTCAACTCCATAGGGATTTCGCGGCGTACATAATCACGTGATACAAGTTTGTCAGAACGCATCTGTAGCAAAGCAATGATTGCGTTGTTTGGATTCATACCAGACATAATGCCGTAGCGAACATCAACGCCATACTCACCAGCAATAGCCTTGGATGGAACGTACTTCATATTGAATGGAGTACCGTCGTCTACGCCCTTGATTTCTTTGGTGATGTTGCCGAAGATTTTCTCGTCTACTTCAAAGCAGAGTGATACAAGTTCAGTAAACAGGCGTGCAAATTGTGCTTGTGCTGCACGTACTTGAGTATCAAAGCCTGCTTGTAGCGCTTGAACTCCACGTCCTGTGATGATAGAAGCATCAACGTTACCGCTACGTACTTCTGGGTAACGAGCACCGAGACGAAGTTCACGTTCTAGCACACCAGACTCAGTAAAGACTCCAGGAGGAAGTTCTAGCGGCACACGGCGAATTGCTTGGGGATTAGCAGAACGCATAATCGAATCAGGGCCAAGAGCAAGTTCTTGAACATCCTGTGGAATAGCAATAGGTGCTTGAATTGATTTCTCTGCTGCCTGAATTTGTAGCACAGCAAATCGAGCACGAGCAAGTTGTACCGCTAGAATATCATCAAACTGACCGCGTGCTTCGCCGTCTAGAGATGAGCGAACTGCAACGCGAGCCATACACTTACCAACAGGATTTGGCAGGTTGGATAGAACGAGGTTATTGCGTTCTGGAATGAAGATAAGATCTTGGTCTTTGTCGTGGTAACGAACAAGTGTTACTGCTTGAGCACCAGATGCCAATGGTTGACGTGGCATAATCTCTGAAGCAAACTCTGGATAAGCCGCAGCCATTGACTCAGCATCACTGATAGTGATTTGAGTGAGCGAGATGCAACGTCCGAATCTGTCAATCTCTGGATAGACACCGAATGGATTGAGTAGGCGGATACGAGGATTGTTATTCTCATAATCCATCTCAACCATTGCTGGAAGCATTCCGTAGGTATTGAACCAGTCAGCACCGTTGTACATTTGAATCTGTAGTTCAGAACCTGAGACGTAATAGTTAGCGATACGTGTTCTGGTATCTGCAGCCTTGCGTGCAGAGTCTGAAACCATATTGGTAGCAGCACAGTTGAACGAAGGTAGCGGAGCCATAACCTCAGCGAGGTCACGGGCTGCAACGTCTACGAAGTTAGCAACAAGAGGCTTGGGGTATTCTTCTGAGAACATCGCAGGATAAACCTTGCTGATGTCTCCTTGACGTACTGATAGCACGTCGCGCATACGCTGATCGCGTGCAGCATAACGCGACTGAAGTCGCGCTACCTTAGCGATTACCTCTTTGGTTGTTAGCACGTGTATCTCCTATACGAACTGTCGTTGCTGTTCAGCAAGTAGTTCGTCAATGTTGACTACCATTCTCTTGCCTTTTTCATAACGTGATAAAAATGGATTCTTCATATGGTGTGTTGCGTGAATACCTTGGTTGAGCATCTCACGTGCTCTAATCTCACAGAACCAAAGGGCCATCACCATATCGGTCTTACCCTTGGTTGTAGGTGACCAGGTGATAAGTTGTTCTATGAGGCTCTTGATATTTTCAGTTTGATCATTGGGTAGATGGATCAAGTTATCTCTATGGTGCTTGCCATCTTGCTGCTTAGTACCAAAGAGGGTGGACATAGATGCCACACCGAATCCTGCATCCCACTTGTTATTACCAGTGTGGTGTTCTTTGAGTAGTACACCTTTAGACGATAGGAACTGTCTGATGCCTTCATCTTGTGTGAGGAAGGACTGGAACGCGTTGCGTTCTACAATCCATTCGGAAGGGGCATAGACATTTGTCCAGTCGGTAATCAACTGACGAATCTGTGCTGGAGTTGGTCTAGTAATCTTTATCGCGTCAACAACATAACGCTTATGGGTACTACGATCAATAGCATAGCAGACAGCGGCAGTGTCGCCAACCATTGCAGGGTCCAGCCCACATACAAAACTAAAGCCGCTAAGATCACGAGGATGACCTGGAAAGCCAGGGACAAGACGGCCAGACTTACGCATACCATCCATAGACCCTTTGACGCAGATAGGGTCGAAGATAGCATCGTCTGAGATGTCTTGTTGCTGGTAGATGAGTGCCCAGGTGCTGGCATCCATTGCTTGTCGTTCTGCATATAAATGCTTTCCGTTCCAGCGGGGATAGAGTCCGTCTTCGTTCTTATCGGATTCTTCTTGTCCATCAAAAGGTTGATCTGAGTAAGGCCAGAGAGTGACCCACTTATTAGGATCTTCGTGGGTTTCAAGGAGGGCTGGCATTGCCAGGTATGTCCAAGGAACTAAGCCGCCAGGGTAGCGGTCTTGTGATCGTAATTCTTTATAGAGGTCTACGGCTGCAACTCTGGTACCTACCACAATCAATTTACCTGTGGGGTTCAAACGAGAGCGTACATCTTGGGTGAGCCACTTGATTTGCTTTTCAAAGTCGTTGGCATTGGATAAGGTCACTGCGTCATCAATGATGATCATATCAGCACGCTTACCGTAGATCTGACCGCCGATACCCACGGCTTCTAGGTTGGGGTCCTTCTCAGAAGACTCTCTGAGTTCATCTCCGAAGGTAACGCGGGTAGCCTGCCAGGAGGCTGTCTTAGTATTGAACCCAACCCCAGCGGCGTAGGCCTGCTGTAGTTCTTCGTACATTGGATGCGTTAGTCGCTGCTTGATAGCATAAAGGAAGTCAGCCGCTAAACGCTGGGTTTGGGAAACTATGAGAACTCTGAAATTGGGGTTATTGACGATCTTGTAGGTGACATAATCCACCGTCACCGTAATGGACTTGGCGTGATTGGGTGGAATGTTCAAAAGGATGCGGTTATCTGCCAGACCCTTTTCGTATTTCATAGAGGGGTGGAACCACGATGGTTCACGGCCTTCAATGACATCTATCAGATTCTTTTGATGTCCAAAGGTTTCTTGCTTGAGGTACTTCTTACGCCAAGTAACGAAGTCTAGATCCTTGGCCGTCTCTTCTGTGTAGTTCTTTTCTAGAGAACCGAGGCGGGTTCTATCTGCCAACTGTTTGAATACTGGATCAACCCGACGATAGTACTCATAGGTCTTGATGGATTTACCAGCAACCTGACAGGACTGTTCTACAGTCATACCGTCGGCTATACATTGGAGTATGACCTTCTTAGCGCGGTCAACTTCTTTGTTTCTATTGGGGTTGTTGGTAGGCATAAATCCTTATGGTTGTGGATGGATACAACTATCCCCACTAAAAGCGGAGCAGCGCTCCGCACCTTGTTGGTGCTTGAGCGCCCCGAAGCGACCTCAAGGAGCGAGGGGGTAAGTTGGTAACGCTTCTAGGGCGCGTAGCACCCAGCGAAGCGCCCCTGGTCGCAAATGCTAGGGCTGTGTCGCATTTGCTCCCCTACTATATATAAGGCAGAAAAAATAGGTGATTTCCTACTAATGTGACGAACGTCACCTATATCACGGGTTCTATGTCCGTTTTGGTATGGATCTGCACGATTGACTTTAGTGCAGATATTTTGTTGGGGTATATCGGTATCGGGTGGCTCAATTTTATCACCACGGGGTCTGCCTTGCCCTGTGTTGCGTTCTTTTCCCGACAGATACCGACAGAGGTCAGACCACTCAGAGAGAGATGTTCCCACTTCGGCACCCTCTCCCTTATCGCCCCCTACTTTTCTAATAATCCTCCCCGTGCCGATAAAGAAATAATTCTCAGATAACTCTCAACCCTCAACCTTTACTAGAGATCCGAACAACTGTTCTATTTCACAACAGTATTGTTTCGTAATTACCCCACCGACACCGATAAAGGTCTGACCGAACATAACCGACACGCCCGCCCTTTTCCCCTTGCGTGTTAGATAAGCCTTGCTATACACTCGCCCCAAAAGGGCGCACTCCGCGCTCATTCTGAAAGGATAAAAAATGTCACACACCCTTATTGACTGCGAATACGCTTCAACCGAATATCACGACACCTGCCCCGAATGTGGCGAACTAACCGCCTGCGTCTGCCTTGCCTCCATTGTTTCAGAGTGGGAAATTAGCGCAACAGGTCAGACGGGCGCTTTTGCCTATCGTTACCAATACACACCGCTCAATTCCCTTGTGGCCTTTTTCGGGTATGCCGAAACCTACCGCGAGGCGATGGACTCAATCGCTCACTCTGTAAATTGTGAGGGGAAGCGATGAAAGCGGAGATGAGTGCGGTAAATCTAATCCAATGCCTAGCGGGGGAGATGTTCTGCCACCCTGCCGACGTAGTTCAAGCAATACAGGAGGACGAGGAGGTTCGCGCCCTAGTTCGTAGATACGGCAGGGGCGAGGTTTCTTACGAGGAGGTGAGAGAGGCGGTCAATGCGATCTGCTAGTGCTTGCTTTTCCCTCAAGGGTTAGTCTATCCTTGAGGGGAGGGGAGGAACTAGCCTCCAATACGAAAGGATAAGAAAGTGAAAGAAAAAAAGTATATAACCTGCGCCGACACCGCAAAACTATTGCGGGTGGCATTGAAGGCGCAATTCCCCGCCACCAAGTTTTCGGTTAGGTCTCACACCTATTCGGGGGGCGCTTCTATTGATGTGAGTTGGGTAGATGGTCCATTTATTAGTGATGTGGATAAAATTGCCAAGCGATATCAAGGCGCGACTTTTGATGGGTCAATAGACCTTAAGGAATATCACGACGGCCTCGTTTATTTTGAGGGAGATAACGAGCCGACATTAGTCCATTTTGGGGCGGATTTTGTATTTACTAACCGCGACCTTTCCCCCGCCTATATTGAACAACTATCTATCGAAGCGCAAAAGGTATTAAACGATAATGCCCACACATCGGGGCGTGTGTTTGCTTATGATGAGAAAATGACATTTTCGGGCGAATACCTAGCGACACCTTTCGGCGTGATGGATTACCCCCACGCATATGGCTCCAACATTGTTAGATGGCTTTCCCACCATATCCCCGCAGGGCAAAAGGTAGGTGCGTGATGTTTGAGGTGTCATTGAATTGGATCAACGGGTTAGGGCAGGTCATAACCTACGCCCTAATTATTGGTGGCGTGTTGTGGGTGCTGAGTAAGTGGGAGGTGGGCGAGTAATGACCTGTGAGTGCGAGTTAGAGAACGATTACCTAACCTTATGCGATGAGCATAAACAAGAACTAGAAAACCTAAAGAATAACCCGCCCTTATGGGCTATCAGAGCAAGGAGAGGCAAGTGAGCGCATTACAAGAATTAGACGAGGCTATGACTAGCCTCTGGTATCAAGCAGAGATCAGCGACCAAGCCAAGATGTATTGGAACGACCTAGTGGCAAAACTAAAGGAGGAGGAAAGCAAATGAAGGTGGAAAAACTACTAAAGGAACTAGAGGAATACAAAAACGATGAGGAGATTATCGTTCTGTATTTCGACAAGGTGGCAGTAACAGATCACCTTGAGCAAGAAATCACGCCCGAACAATGGGCGAAAACTGTCGAGAAAGTGGAGGCTATTCCAATGGCAGAAATCCACGAAATCTTTGACACGATAACCGAACAAGCAGAGGAAGTTTTACGAGAGGAGAGAACGAGTAATGCGTGAGTATGGGATACGCAAGACAGAAACCTACTACGTCCGAGCCAATTCTGAGGAGGAAGCAAGGGCGCTAGTGGATCAAATGGACAACTCCTATGCGTGGAGTGTCAATGTGGAGGCTATATGGGCAGGGGCAGAGGAGGAGAACGCCAATGCCTAAGTGTGGAGTGTGCGGTTGGTCTTTCTCTGGGTGGGCTATGACTAAGCACGCTGAGACACCCTGCGGTGAGGAAGATAGCAAGGCAGAGGCTAGACCTTATGCGCCTGAAATAGATGACATCATAAAACAACTAGAGGAGGAGGAAAGTAATGGCAACAATTACTAAAGTTTGGTTTTGTATAGACTGTGATACACAACTAACAGAGAGCGAAACCCACATACACGAGTGCGTGGGAGATGACATTCCGTTTATGATAAAAGGAGAAGATAATGACTAAGGAATACAGAGAATACCCTGACGGAGGGGTTTATTGGGCAAGGATAAAGTTAGATCAACAGGCAGACGGCGTGCTATTCACCTCGCCTGTTGATAACGCAACGCACCTAGTCAAGGGCGCAACGCTAGAAGTGATCAAAGGTCAATGGTGGAATAGCGATTTCTATAGCGGGATACTTGACGCAATAGCAGAAATGGGAGGGTGTCGTTGGGTGCTTGGTTACACAACTGACTATGAATACTACGAAGGGGAAGGCGAGCATTACCTAGAAGTAATGGAGAACGGCAGACAAATGGAGGAAGCGTTATGAACAAGGAATACTATCAAGCAAAGGCAGACCTATGCCGTGACCTTGCGGTCAAGCAGATGGTAGAGGGAGATAGCAAGGAGGCGGGTAAGAACCTTATCCGTATGGTCAATGCCTTGAACGAACTAAACCTAATCAACTACAAGGAGGAGAAGGCAAGTGAAACTGACTAATTTCTATGAGGTAATGGATCGCAAGGGAGATATTGCGTGGGGAGGGGCGAGCGTAACCGATGCGGTGGAGTGGTTTAGACGAGGCTTAGATAACTCTATCTTTATCTCAGTATGGAACGAGGAAGATATTGAGGAACCTGTTCTTGTTACCGACAAGATCGAAGTGACTGCCCTTGTGCTGGCTACGATTACGAGTGAGAGGTCACGATGATATTCTTGGCTACTATCTTTGTGTGCCTGATCGCTTACGCTATAATTTGTCTCGATGATTACCTCAATGAAAGACCGAGGAGGTTTCAATGAGCCTAGATAAACGAAAGGCTAGTGCTGAGAAGCGAGCCGTATGGCTACGCAACTATCAGCGAGCAAGGGGGCGAGCGCTTACGCGCCTAGCCCAGAAGTATCCCGACCAATTCAAGGAAATCTTGGAAGAAGAAAGGCTATCTGATGAGGCTAATGGTAAAGCGTGGAGTGATATTAGCGGTAGGACTATCAGCGTTGTGGGTAGTTCTCGCGCACCCCGCAGGAGACGTAAGGTTTCCTTCAGACATACCCACCGAAATCGTAAGGGCAAAAGCAAGTTGGGAAGAAAAAAATGAAAATAAAAGGATCGCAAAAGAATATGCGTGGGTTGCGTTTGGTTGGCGAGGAAGAGAATGGGAATGCCTTCTCGCTTTATGGACCAAAGAGAGCAGGTTTGACCACTACGCCCAGAACCCACGAAGTTCCGCTTTCGGAATTGCTCAACTGCTTGGAGAGAGAAGTAGAAAGCCTGAACTCCAAATACTGCGAGGCTTACGTTACGTTGATCAACGTTATGGAACACCTTGTAAGGCTTACAGGTTTGCTCTTACCCACAAACACTACTAAGATAAAGGACTGCTGACCCGTTCCTTATCCTTTCGAGTCAGTAGTATAGAAGCCTCCGCCCTTGAAAGAGATAGCGGGGGCTTCATACTTTCTACTCATAAGCGTATGACAACTAGAGCAGGTGGGAGAGGACGCTTCGGCGTGGATAGATCGTTCGACTACATACTCAATACCACAGGTAGGGCAGGAGTATTCGTATTTCATTGTAATCTCTGCTCAATTATTTCGCAGTAATCTTTACTAATTTCACTACCTATCCATTGTCTGTTCAAAGAACGAGCAACAAAGGCAGTCGTTCCCGAACCCATAAATGGGTCATAAACTAAGTCTCCTTCTTTAGACCACGAAACTATATGGTCGTGCGCTAGCGCTTCGGGGAAAGGGGCAGGGTGCTTCCACCCATTGAAGGACGTGGTGTATTTCCAGATGTTGTTGCGAGGAGAGAAATCGGGAACTGGGTTTTTCAACTTACCTGAAAAGTCTTTATACCCCGCCCACTTATTAGGCTTATCGCAGATAAGTTGGTTTGGAACTTTGCCTTTAGCAAAGACAAACATATACTCAAATATCTGTGTATATCTATTCCCGTTTGCTCGTGCTGGATAAGCAGGAGAGTTCTTCTCGTATATCATAGTGTCGTGTAACTTGAAACCTAACTCTTTGAAGTAAAGAGCCTGCCTAAAACTGGACCCAGACTCGGAGCCATCTATTACAGAGTCACCAACTACCCATACCAGAAGTCCGTTAGGTTTAGTAACTCGGTAAAGTTCTTTTGCTACGTTCTCAAAGTCAAAAGAATATCCATTGTATTCACGCAGGTTATCATAAGGAGGGGAGGTAAGGGTAAGGTCTATGTGATTATCTGGCATACGAGCCATAGTATCTAAACAATTTTCATTGTAAATCATACCTCTAGTAACTCCACAGGAACGCGCCAGCCTTCAATAGAAGGATCAGCAAACTCATCATTCATATAATCATCAGCCTGAAACTTGCCGTAGATTTCCACCAAAGAATAGTATTCGTCATCGAGGACCTTGGCCCCGACGATAGTGCGCCCCGCGTCTTTTTTCCAGAAGGGGATAGCGCTCTGCGTTCTGATAGTGCGAACCTCAAGGTCGCCCACGTCAGAGATATTCTTGCGTGCCTTGTGTAATTCGTTGGGATACCAAGGCATATTCCAGCCGAGGTTGTAGTGGCGAGCGACTGCCCACTCAGCAACGTTGGCTCTGATGTTTGCGTTGATCTCTGGTTCTAACTTACCGAACTTTTTACCAGCAGCGTAGTTCGGTCTATCTTCTGAACCGAACTTGACTAGCCAACGTTCAACGGCGATGAGAGCGCATACTCTCACCTCCGCTTGGGAAAGTTGTATGACTATTGCCAAGGTGAATCGCCTCCGATATTGTTTTGTAGTTTGCGTAGGGCTTGGGTACATTTACGATCAACAGTAGAGATAGCGCACTCTAAGTATTCAGAGATAAGTTGAAGAGTGAGGTTGTCGTGGTAGCGAAGGCGCAGAATATCTTGTTCATACTTCTCTAACTTCTCATAAGCCTTCTTGATATCTACCAGCATAGCCAGCAGGTTGCCACCTTCAGCAGGGGCGCTAGGTTTGCGAGGAGTACCATCATTGACAAGTATCTGACTCTGCTCTAACGCAGTGTCACTGATAACACTCTTGATTACAAAAGGTAAAAGTTGGGCGATAGTAACTGTGTCGTAGTATGCCTCATCATTGATTTGATATCCAGACTTAGTTGCCTTCTCTTTACGAGCGTAACGTTCTAAACATCTGCGTATCTGCCACGCTACCTTCTTCTCATTCCACTTACGCTGAACCTCATTCTCATCAGAGAGGACCTCGTTGAAATGTTCAGCACGAGAGAGAACAAAAGCCCACGCCTCTTGGAGGAGATCACCACGTTCGGTGTATGCCCGAAACCTGCGGTGAATGGTGGTCACCACAGAGGGAACGAGGTCATCGAGTATTGGATGTAGTTGATTTGTCATTGGCTCTCTTATTCATCTCATCTACGTATCGGTCAGCCTTCTCACGTTTGTTTCGAGCAATTTCTTTTCGGCGTTGGTCTGCCTTGTACCACGAATACTTCTCAGTCATTAGATTCCCTTACAAATTCTTTAGGGACTGCGGCATACCAGTAAAATTCTTTGTATTCAAATGGCCTTTGGTAGTAATTCTCGCCGAATATCCACTCTGAATTACTATCCATATTCCATTCCGAATATTTTTCATAAATTTCATCTGGAACTTCTGCTCCATCTTTGCGAGAAATAATGTAGCGAGTGTGGTCATATCCTTCTTTCAACTCCCATTGCCCATCCCAATCAGGAAAATGTTTGCTCTTTGTTCTATCAAATTCAAACTGCAATGTTTCTTTTATCGCCTCAATAAAGCCAGTGTTTTTCTCAACAACTGACTTGCTTACCTGTAGACCGCCAGCAAATTCCACTTTAGTCATTGGGTAACTCAGGCCATTTCTTGTCGAGCACCATAATTGCAATGGCGCTGTAGTTGAGTAGATCTATGAAGGAGTCGCGGAGGGACTCGTTACTGGGAGAGACTTTGCTATCAAGGAGGTTATTGATGCGAGCCACTGTTTATCTCCAACTCTTTCTCTATAGCCTGAATAGTTGGACATAAACCTTCATATG